CGGGTCGGCCACGCAAGGAAGATGTAGATGTCCAGTACGACGATGCTTCAGTTGGTGCAGCAGGTCACCAATGAACTAGGCGTCCCTACACCGGCAACGGTTGCGGGAAATACAAACCAAGACGTTATCCAGATTCTTGCGTTGATGAACGCTTCTGGGTACGAATTGCTGCGTAAGGCCGACTGGCGCGAACTCACCATTCCGTACAGCTTTTTTACGGAATATGTGACTACAACGGGCGACTACACGACTAGCGCGCTGACCATCACCAACATCCCGTCCACTGCCGGGTTGGACACGACATACATGGTCGTTGGCACTGGCTTTCCCAATGCCACGTTCATCACCAGCGTGGATTCTGGTACGCAGGTCACAGTCTCGGCTTACTCGACCAGCGCCGTTACCGCTGGCACGATCTATTTCCAGAAGGTCAAGTACGACCTGCCGTCTGACTATGACAGCATCGTGCCGCGTACACAGTGGGACAAGAGCAAGCATTGGGAAATGCTTGGCCCGGAAAGCGCCCAGCAGTGGGAATGGCTTCTCAGCGGCTTTATTAGCACCGGCCCGCGTATCCGTTGGCGCTTGTTGGGTAGCTATTTCCAAATTTGGCCGGGTTATTCAAACAATGAAAATCTGGGCTTTGAGTACCGTAGCAAGGGTTGGGCGAAGGCAGCCAATGGCGATGTGAAGAATAGCTTCACGGTTGACACTGATACCTGCATTTACCCTGACCGCGTTATGGTCCTGTCCACGAAACTTAAGTACTTCCAAGCCAAGGGCTTCGACACAACTGCGCTCTACCGCGACTACATGGTTGAATTTGACACTTCCGTAGCCCAAGACACATCGTCGGCTAATCTGTCATTCGCCCCGCGCCCAGGTTCCGTGCTGATCGGATGGGACAATATCCCGGATAGCGGTTATGGCAATTAGCACACGCGCCATGGTCCAAGGTACAGCGGCTCAAGTGCAGTCGCTGCCTGCCCCGTTGGGCGGTTGGAACGCGCGTGACAGCCTTGCCAACATGGAGCCTACAGACGCAGTAACGCTCATCAATATGTTCCCGACAGTCAGCAGCCTGACTATGCGGGGCGGCTATTTCAAACACGCCACTGGCCTTGATGGCAAAGCCCAGACCATCATGGTCTACAACGGCGGCGCAACGTCAAAGATGTTTGCCGTCACTAGTACGGGCAAAATTTATGATGTGACTGCAACGGGGGCTGTTGGCTCCCCGGTTGTCACTGGCTTGACCAACGGTATCTGGGAATACATCAACATCACTACGGCTGGCGGCAGCTACATTATGGCCGTTAATGGCGTTGATGACGCCCTGCTATACAATGGCACCACTTGGTCAAACCCGACCATTACGGGCGTGACCGACAACAATCTGTCCAATATCACGCTGTTCAAGAACCGTGTTTGGTTTATTGAGAAAAACACGCTGAAAGCCTGGTATTTGCCAACTAGCTCAATTGGCGGCGCGGCTCAATATATCGACATGAGTTCTATTTGCCGCCTTGGTGGTCGCTTAGTTGATCTGGACACTTGGACGCTTGACGCTGGCTATGGTGTTGATGACAACATTGCCTTTATTACCAGCGAAGGCGAAATTGTTGTCTTTCGCGGCACCGACCCGGCCAGCGCGGCCACATGGTCCCTGATTGGCGTTTGGAACATGGGATCGCCAGTTAGCGCCCGTTCCATGCTCAAATGGGGCGGCGACCTGTTGGTACTGACATATGACGGCTTGATGCCCTTTGCCGCATCGCTGCAATCCAGCCGCCTAGACCCCCGTGTTGCCCTGTCTGACAAGATACAGGGCGCGATTACGGCGGCGACAACCCAATATGGCGGAAGCCACGCTGATGTCGGATGGCAGATTTATGCCACTGCCAAGTTTAACGCTGTCTGGATCAACGTCCCAGTGGCTGACGGCCAGCAGCAGCAGTACGTTATGAACACCATCACAAAGTCTTGGTGCCAATTTATAGGCTGGGCAGCATATTGCTGGGAAACGCTTGGCGAAGAGCCTTATTTTGGCTCAGATGGCTATGTCGGCCATGCCTGGGATGATGCGTACATAGATGACACCAGCAATATCACAACAACCACGCTCCAGGCGTTCAACTATCTAGGCGCTCGCGGCGTCAAGAAGTATTTTACCCGCGCCAGGCCAAGCATCTTCAGCAATGGCAATCCGACCATTGGCATGGGCATGAATATTGACTTCGATACGTCCGATACCACGGCCCCTGTAACATTTACAGGCTCGTCCTACGGCATCTGGGATGCGGCGACAAGCACTTGGGACACGGCCCTGTGGGGCGCTGACTTGGCGATCCAGAACACATGGCTGGGCATTACGGGCATCGGCTATTGTGGCGGTCTACAGATGAAGACGGCGAGCAGCGGCATCCAGATACAATGGGCTTCAACAGATGTGGTGTATCAAACCGGATGGGCGGGGGTTTGAGATGATTGCTTTCTTTTCTCATACGCGCGGTTATTGGCGTTTTTGCATATTTTACAATACCGCTCTCCGCGCCTTAGCGAAGATGCGTCAAGATTATCTGGCGTATATTCATGCCCTTTTGGACAATGGGTTTTCTGCCGTTCGTGTATCCCAGCTTCGCCACGCCTTATGTTTTCCTGTGGCGTCACGGCCTCAAGATGCTTTGAGTTGCAGCAGTTCCGCACCCGGCAAAGATGGTCTATATGCGCGCCGCGTGGTATTGGTCCGTATGCTAATTCATACGAAACACGGTGAACTAAAAGGTCTTTCCCGCCATAGCGGATTAAGCCGTATCCGCCACGGAGGCAGCAACCAATCCACTCATGGCAACCGGTTTTTTCATTTATGGTGGAGCGGTAAGAAATCCTATCCGCCAAAGACATTGATCGAGGCACGTTACGCATACGAACATAATCAAGTGTGTTGGCGGTATAGTCAATGGGCGGGCGTATAGTTAGCGGGCCTGAAGTGGGCCATTGGGTAGCAAAGCAGATGAACGGCAGTTTCAGCGGCGATACCGCTACTGCCATCGGGCTTGAAAAGGACGGAGAACTTGTAGCCGGGATTATGTATGAGAACTGGAATGGCCGCTCGCTTATGGCTCATATAGCTATAACTGGGCAGATTAACAGGTCATACATAGGGGCGATTTTTAGATACGCTTATGTCAAATGCGCGGTCGAAAAGGTCATTGTCCCGGTAAGTAGCGCGAATGCTAAGAGTATGAAATTTGTAGAGAAATTAGGGTTTGCAGAAGAAGCAAGGATTACAGACGCAGCACCGGACGGCGACATCATTTTGTACACGCTGAAAAAGGCTGATTGCAGGTATTTAGGAGAACGATATGGGTAAGCCATCAGCACCGCCAGCACCAGACTATACAGCCGCTGCGCGGGCGCAAGGCACTGAAAACATCGCCGCTGCCCGTACTCAGGCTAGGCTGAACACGCCTAATACCTACACGCCATATGGCAGCCAGACTGTAAGTTTTGGCGCTCCGAAGGTAGATCAGGCTGGCTATGACCAAGCCATGCAAAACTACCAAAATCAGCAGGGCCAGCAGGACCAGTATGGCAATTACGGCGCGGCCCCAGACATTTCACAGTTTACCACGGCTGGCGACTCTGACACGCCGACCATTACCCAGACCCTAAACCCAGAATCGCAACGGGCCTTAGAAGCCCAGCAGCGCATTGGACGGGGGCTATCTGAAACCGCTGAACAGTTTGCACTGCCAACGCTTCAAAGAGCCTTGCAGACCCAGTTTGATCCGTCTGGCTACGACATCCAGACTTCGCTTGGCCAGCAGATGCCGGTCAATTATGGCCCCGCAATGGGCCAGTACGGCATGGCGGGCAGCGTTGCCCCCGGCGCGTATGGTCAGGCTGGCGGCGTAAATACCGGTCAGTACGGCAATCTAAAGACCGGCGCTGATATGTCCGGGGTGGCTAGAATGCCGGTCAATGCGGGCATGACAGGCCAACAGGCCATTATGAACCGCCTCCAGCCCCAGCTTGCCCAGCAGTCTGCGGCCACTGCCCAGCAGCTTGCCAATCAGGGCATCACGCCGGGGTCTGAGGCGTACAACAACGCCATGCGCGAACAGCAGCAGAGCCAGAACGACCTGCTCAGTCAGGCTGCCTTGCAGGGTATCGGCCTTGATATGAGCGCCAATCAGCAGGGCTACGGTCAAGCCATGGGTCAGGCCGGGCTGTTTAATCAGGCTCTTGGACAGGGCTTTGGTCAGGCTGTTGCGGGCCAGCAGCTTGGCAATCAGGCTATCGGCCAGAATTACGGCCAAGCCATGAGTTCGCAGGACCAAGCCAATGCCGCCATGGCCCAGAATTACGGTCAGGCTGGGCAATCGGCTGGTATGTACAATCAGGCCGCTGCCCAGCAGTATAACCAGAACCTTGGCGCGGCCCAGTTTGGCAATCAGGCCCAGCAGCAGCGGCTCCAGCAGAACCTTGCCATGCGGAACCAGCCCTTGAATGAAATCATGGGCTTGCTGTCCGGCTCGCAGATTCAGACGCCCCAGTTTCAGGGCTACGCGGGCGGCGGTGATATCCAAGCCGCGCCAGTTGCTCAGGCGGCGACCAATCAGGGCAATTACAACACGGCGGCGTATAATGCCCGGATGGGGGCGTTGGGCGGGCTGTATAGTGGTATTGGTAGCCTTGTTGGTGGCGGTATAGCAAAGTATTCAGACGTTCGCCTTAAATCCAACATTGTCAAAATTGGAAGTCATCCCAAGGGCTTCGGCATTTATGAATATGACATTTTTGGACGCCGCGAGCGGGGTGTCATGGCGCAAGAAGTTGAAAAGATCATTCCTGAAGCTGTTCTGGAACATCCAAGCGGCTTCAAGATGGTTAACTACGGAGCATTGTAATGGCATACACCCCTGACGACATCGGAAACGCCCCCGGCCAGATTTATGATTTCCTGAAAAGGAAATACGTCAGCCTGACCAAGCCAGACGAAGACGGCGACTACTCCTCCCGCAAGGGCAGTATTTCCCGCCAGCAAAAGCTGGCCGAAATGCTTTCCCAGATGGGCGCACAGGAGCAAGCCGTGTCCACAGTGGGCGGCATTACCGCGCCCGTGTCTCCCATGGCGGCGCTAGCTCGCGGCCTGACCAGCTTTGGCGGGTCTTACCTGTCGGGCAAGGCGGCGGCGGATGAGGCGGCGGCTAATAAAGCTGCCCGCACTGAAGCAATTGAGGCGCGTAAAACATTTTATCAAGAACCAGATTTGGTCATGCCTGGTGGTTCTGCCCGTCTTACTCCAACACCAGGCGGTAACGATGCAATCCCTGCTTCGCCAGAATTGCCTAAATATATTTTGCAGGACGACGAGGCAATGGCTGCGGGTCCGCAAAGGTCTGACACAACGCTTCGCCCATTTAATATTATGCCAAAAGAGCAAGACGTTACTTTTGGAGATATTACTGCAAAAGGCGCAAAACGCTCTAAAGAAGACAAAAGCCGCCTTCTTGACGAATACGAAATGTCGGACAATCCGTATTTGCAGAATTTATCTCAGAGACTTAGGGCTGAGAGCAAAGGCGAGATGTTTGAAGGCAGCAAATATGGCAATTTCCGCCTTAATGCAGATGGCGAAATTGAGACAATTACTCCAGCGGCAACAGAAGCTGGCGATACTAGTAAGGTAGCCCAATTAATATCCGAAAGAAACACGCTGGCACCTAACGACCCAAATAGGTCTATTTATGACGCCGCAATTAATCTGGAAACTACTAGGGCAGCTCCAATTAGCATCAGCACTGGTGACAGAACTGACAGAGTGTTGTCTGACGTATACGCTGCTGACTTGGGCGACCTTAGAACTAAAAAGAATTCCGCTCAAAACATTTTGTCTATTATCGGAGACATCAGAGCAATCCCACCCGGTAAAACTTACTCTGGTGCCATTGCCGACCTTAAGACAAC